ATTAAAACTGCCTTAGAATCAGATAGAACATTAGGTGGACTTGTAAATACTCTAAGAGTTATAAGTGCTGAAAGTGGTACTTATATTACTGGAGATCAAACATTTTTATCTTATCGTTACAATGTAACAATATGGGGCTAAGGAGAAATAATGGACTATATCGTAACATCACCAACTAAACTTGGTGGTAAAGAATTTGGTGATACTTTCACCGAAAAAGAATTACTTGATGTAGGAGCAAATATTGATTTGCTTATTGCAGCAGGTAGCATCAAAAAAGCAACACCAGTAAGACAGGCTCCAGAAGTGTCACAAGCACCGAAAGTGTCTGAATTTAAATCAACAAATTACGAAGGAGATAAATAACAATGGCTCGTTTAGTACTTACAGACGCAGTTGTGGAAATCGGATCAACCTCTCCACTAACTGATATTTCAGAGTATGTAACCAGCGTTACACTCAATACACCAGAAGATGTTGTTGAAACTACTGCTATGTCAGCAGTTGGAGCAAGAACAAGAGTTTCAGGTCTTAAGGATCACTCCATAACACTTGAACTAAATAATGATTTTGCTTCAGGTGCCCTTGAATCAGTAATCTCAGCAATTGGAATTGGAAATTTGGCACTTCTAACAGTTAAGCCAACTTCTGATGCAGTTTCTGCAACAAATCCAATTTACAAGGCAGATGATTCAGGAACTGGCGCTACAAAAGCAGGCAAAGTTCTAATTTCTGAGTGGACACCACTTAATGGAGCAGTTGGCGAATTGGCTACTGTTTCTGTTACATGGCCTGTTAGCGGACAAATCGTAAAAGCGACTTCCTGATAACATGTCAGCATTAGTCTTAACAGATGTTCAGGTATTACTTGGGCCATGTGCTGCAGGTGGTAACTGTTTAAGCGGTACACCTGCTTATGATGTTAGTGAATGGGTAACAAGCGTTACTCTTTCTACTACTCATGACATTTTTGAGACTACCCAAGTTAACGACACTGCTAAAACAAGAGTTCCAGGACTTGCAGATAATGCGGTATCAGTTGAATTCAATCAAGACTTTGGATCAGGAATACTTGATTTAGAGTATGTAATGAATCAACCTGGCGCAGCAAGTTTAATTGGAACAATTGGCAGAATGTTAATTAGACCCAATAACGCCGCAACCAGTGCAGGCAATCCTCAATATTATTTTGAGGTGGTATTTTCAGAATGGCAGCCACTAAGTGGTAGCGTTGGAGATATCTCAACTATACAGGTTACATGGCCAGTTAATGGTGTCATAAATAAATCATATTCATAAAACCTTGAAGGGGCTAATATAATGGATGGAATAAAAATCAAAGTCAAAACAACAGATGGACAAGAAGGACTATTTCCTTTAAGACCAAAAACAATTGTTGCTTTTGAAAATAAATTCAATAAGGGATTTGCTAAATTACTAAGCGAAGACCAAAAATTGGAACACATCTACTTTCTTGCATGGGGCGCCATGAGAGACAGTGGTAAGGTAGTAAAGCCTTTTGGTGAAAGTTTCCTTGATACGCTTGAAAGCGTTGAGTTGGTATCTGACCCAAATTCAGAATCCACAGAGACAGCCTAACCTATACGGTAGCAATGATCTCTGTGGAGACTGGCTTATCTCCAATTGATTTGCTTGAAGCGCCTGAAGGCATACTTGAAGCAATCGTTATTTATCTCAAGGAGCGATCCAAGAATGCGAGCAGGAAATGATTAAGAACGAATTGATATTGACTGGTGTCAAAGAGACAATTAGAGATCTTAAGAATTTTGATAAAGATGCTCTAAAAGAGTTTAATAAAGTTCTTAATTCTGAATTGCGTACTCTCAAAAGTGAAGCACAGCAGTCTGTTTCACAGGATCCACCACTTAGTGGATGGAATACGCAACCTGCTCGCAATCCTCGCTCTCGTGGTGGCGCTGGATGGCCTTCTTGGGATCAAAGTATTATTAGGGCTGGAATCTCGTCTTCAAAGGCTGAGGGTAAGGTTAAAGGCGACTATACAACATCTGTAGCATCATTGAAAAATAGATCTGCAGCAGGTGTTATTTATGAAGTGGCTGGTAGAAAAAATAAAACTGGTGGCAAAAGAGGATTCATTAGTAACCTAAGTAGGAAAGATACTCAATTTATGCCATCAAGATTAGTCTGGAATGTAGTAGATAGAAATAGAGGTCAGGCTGCCCAAAAAATCTATGATGCATTTGAAAAGGCTAAATCAAAATTACAAGCAAAATTAAATTCAAGGAGTTAACAAAGTGGCTCAAGGCGCAATAATTGCAAGAATCGTCTCTCAGTATTCTGAAAAAGGTTCCAAGGCTGCTCAAAAAGACATAGCCAAACTTAATAAAAAGTTTGATCTTATGGGAAAAAGAGCACTTTTAGCCGCTAACGCTGCTTCTGCTGCATTTGTTGCCCTATCAATTAAAATTGGAAAAAATGCTGTAAGAGCAGCAGTTGATGATGCTAAATCACAAGCACTGCTTGCTAATACATTACGAAACACTACTGGCGCATCTGCAGAACAAGTAAAAGCAGTAGAAGCACAAATAGCCGCATTATCTGAAAGCACAGGAGTTCTTGATGATGAACTTCGTCCAAGTTTACAGAAATTCCTGACTTTAACTAAAGATATTGAAAAGGCTCAATTTTTACAAGGTATTGCAGTACAACTTGCAGCACATGCACAAGTAGATGTAGCAACTGCCACAGATGTATTAGCAAAGGCATACAGAGGTCAATTTAAAGGACTTCAAAATCTTGGTATTGCATTAGACGAAAATATTGTTAAAAATAAAGATGTTGCTTCTGCACTTCAGGCCACAATGGATGCTACAAAGGGTGCTACAGATGCAGCAAATGATGCAGATCCATTTAAGAAACTAAATAGAGATTTGCAGGAAATGTATGAGACTCTTGGTGCAGCATTATTACCAGTAATTACAGAATTTGTTGGATATCTTAGAACCACATTAATTCCAGAATTAACAAATTGGATTAATTTAAATAAGGACGAATTACAAGCAAGTCTTCGTGGAATTGCTGACTATGCAAAACGAGCATTTGAAGCAGCAATCATGTTTGATAAAGGCTTAAGGGCAATCAATTTAAGTTTGCCACAAGTAATAACCCATTTAGCACAAATACTTGCATTATTTAATTTAATGGCAGCAGCACAAGGTGTTGGCCTGTTAATGAAGGAAGTTGCTGCCCTTAGATATGGCACAATGGTGGCAGGTACAGCAGCAACAGTAACTGCCAGTGCTTATCAGACTACATTAGGAACAGCACTTGCATCTACTGCAGCAAAAGCAACTACTTGGACCGTATTCCTTGCTTCAATGTCTGCTAAATTGGGTAAACTAATTCCTCAAGGTGGAATGTTCGCAAAGGTAATTTCAAAAGTCGCTTTTGCATTTAGATTATTTTGGAAACTTACTCCAATATCAAAACTATTCTTACTTTATGCTGGATTCGTCGCAGTTAGTAAGGCAATTGGTTTTGTAAAGGATAAATTATTCGGTACTGACGAAGTAGTAAGAACTAAGGTTGTAGTACCTATGCAAAATGCTCAACAGGCTACAATTGATTATTTCAATGCATGGACAGAAAGAACTGTACAGCAAAAGAAAGATGCAGAAATACTTGCTCAAATTGCTAAAGATAAGGCTGCTGCAGACAAGAGAGCAGCACAAGAAGCCAGAGTAGCAGCAATAAAGGCTCAAATAGCAAAGAAGTTTGGTGTCAAATTACTTGACGAAGAAACAAGGGCTGAGGTAGATGCTAAGGCAATTCTTTATAACCTTGAGCGAGGCAAACAAAACGCTCAAGCAGAAATAATTAAGCAACAGTTAATTCTTAAGGAAATTAATAAGGCTGCTCTTGAAGAAGAAATTAAACTAAGAACTCGTCTACAAGATATTCTTAAAGCCTATAGCGATGATCAAAAGGTTGATATCGTTGAAGTAGGTATTTTAGCCAAGATGTGGGGCACCACAAGTGAGGCTGCAGCATTATATGTAGATCAAATATTAGCAGTTGCTGATCAAAAAATTAGTGATGATGAGGTTAATAACCTATCAATCATGTGGGGCATATCTAAAGATCAAGCATCTAAATATTTAGACTTTGTTAAGGCTGTAAGTGATGGCAAAATATCTGATGCAGAAATAAATAACCTTGCTTCTAAATGGAATATGACCAAATTAGAAGTAATGAAATATGCTGACTTTATTATTGCAGTACAAGATAGAGATTTAAATGATGAAGAAGTACAAAGATTAAAAGACAAATGGGGCCTAACTAATGAACAAGTTGCTGATTATATATTAGCAATTGGTGCTCCAGTCAAATATACTGGAACAATTCTTGATCCTGATTCTATTAAGAAATTAGAACAGGCATGGTTGGCAGCATTAGCAGCATTAATTAAATATAAGAATGCTTTAGGTAATGGTGGCTTCAATAATCTATTACCAGATAATACTGATCCAAATGCTCCTGGAAATGATCCTAAAATCATTGCAGATGCTAACGCAGCCGCCGCAGCAGCAGCCGCAGCAGCAGCAGACGCAGCAGC